TTGAGGGACGCGTCGGCTGGACGGTCTCGGGCTGGAACTCGTCGGCAAAAGTCGCCGGGGCGCGTTACAAGAAATTCAGCGACAAGCTCAAGCCGCAGGCGAACGGGAACAAGCTGTTCGGCTCGGTGCGATCCAGCTTCGGTCCGCAGCCTTTCATCAAGGCGACGGCGCACAACGTGAAGATCCCAAATTATCAGCGCATGATTGACGGTGCGATCAACTCGCGAATTCAAACGACCGTCAAAAAGATTGAGGCGATACGTGCAAACGCTGCGGTCAATTTGGGTTTTATAAGAGTAAAAGGAATGATGCCACTTAAAACAGCAGCATGAGCACCCGCACAAACATCCGCAACGCCACCGCCAACGCTTTGACCGGCGCTCTCGTCGTTCCGACGGCGAACATCCTGCGCGGGCGCAACAACACGATTGCGAGCGTCAGCTTTCCCTCCGCCGCCGTTTACGCGGTCAGCGAGCAGATTGAGGTGCGCACGCTCGGGCCGAGCAACCGCACGCAATACCGGCAGTTGCAGCTCGTCGTGGATTACTTCACCGCCGAGAGCGGAACCTATTTGATCGACGATCTTTTCGACACTGGCAGCGCAGCGGTCGAAGCGGCCGTGCTCGCGGACATTACGCTGGGCGGGCAGTGTCAAGACCTGCATTTGACGAGCGTGGAATATACGATTGAGCCAGACGAAGACCGGCGCTTCGGCTCGGCTCGGCACACTTTCAACTGCATCTATTTTTCAACCGACTAACCTCATTTTATGGCAACCAAACTTGGCCGCGACGGCCTAATCAAAATATCCAGCACGACGATTGGCGAACTGCGGAACTACGCTCTCACCCATTCGTCCGACACCGTCGAAGACTCCGTCCTTGGCGACACCTACCGCACCCGGCTTGCATCCATGAAAACGTGGAGCGCGTCGGGCGATCTTTACTGGGACGAAGGCGATGCTGGTCAGCTCCTGATCACCATCGGCTCGCAGGTCACGCTCAACCTTTACCCAGAAGGCGCAAGCACCGGCGACGTTTACTATTCGGGCGCGGCCATCGTGACCCAGTTTAACGTCTCCGCGTCATTCGACGGCATTATCGAGGGCTCGATTGCCTTCGAAGGTAACGGGACGCTCTCAACGTTGACGGCTTAATTTCGCACGAAAAACACAACACACACATGGACGCAATCGACCTCGTAAGAGAACACTTCGCCTCACTCGGCACGCGCAAAATTGACGTGCCGGAGTGGAAGCTCGTGGTGCACGCAACGCCGGTCACGCTTTCGGAAAAAAACCGGCTCTATCGTCGCAGCAAAGAGAACGACATGGAGCTGCTCGTGGACATTCTGATCATGAAGGCCACCGACGAGCACGGCGCGAAGCTGTTCACGATTGAGCACAAGCCGACGCTGTTGAACAAGGCGGACAGCAACGTCGTCGGCCGCGTCGCCAACGCCATTCTCGCCGACGACGCGCCGAAGGTGGACGACTTAAAAAACTGATCTACGGCGGGGAGGCGGCAGACCTCCTCGCCGTTTACGCGCTCGCGGATCGTCTGCACAAATTTGCCCACGAAGTTCTTGCGATGCCAGCTCATGAACTGAACGGCTGGCTGGCTTACATAGAACACCAAAACCGAATCTCTAAATCACATGGCTGAAGCATCATTTATACTGCGGGCGGTCGATGCGACGAGGGCGGCTTTTGCGAGCGTGCAGAACTCGCTTTCGAAGCTCCAAAACAGCTCAAAGGTGGCTGGTTCAGTGTTTAAGAAAATGTTCAACGCGGAGCAGATCGGGACTGCTTTTGCGACCGCTCTCGGCGTCAACATCCAAAACATCACCGAAAAGATTGCGCGACTCATCAGCGGAACGTCTGAGGAACAAGAGGCGTTATCCAGAGAAGGCATTGCGTTGCAGGAAAAGCTAGGAGCGGCGCAGATGAGAAACTTTGAGGACAGATTGAGCGACGAGCAGATGCTTTTGAAATTGGAAAGAGATCGCAGCAAATTTGAATCGAAGGTAATAACCGATAAAAGCCAGACACTCGGAACAGAAGGCTACAACGAGGCGCTGCGGAACCAAATCGCGCTCGAAGAAACGATCAAAAAGCTAACTGACTTCAAGGCTGCGACTCAGGCAAAACTCACCGCCGAAAACGAAGTGTATCAAAAGTCTTTGGAGGATTTGGGCCGCGCTCAGGCCGCAATTTATTCGGGCGAGGCTTTGTCCCTCGGCGAAAGAATCTCCGCTCTCAGGGCGCAAGAGTCGGCCATCATGGGAAAAATCGCAAAGGCGGACATGAGCGACTTAAAAAAGCGCACCGAGTTAAACAACGAACTCGTGCTGGTCTTGCAAAAGATTGCTCCGCTTTTGGACGAACAGGGGCGGCTCAGCATGGAAGCCGGCAACCTAATCGCCCAAGGCTTCGAGGACGCAATCTTGAGTGGCCAAAAGCTCGGAGAGGTCGTTCGCTCGCTCGGTCGCGATTTGGTTCGGCTGGTCTTTAGCCAACTGGTCACGCAGCCGCTCGCAGCCGGCATCGGCGGCGCAATCAAAAGTGCGTTTGGCTTTCGCGCAATGGGCGGACCCGTCGCCAGCGGCTCGCCTTACGTCGTCGGCGAAAAAGGACCGGAACTGTTTGTGCCGCACGCAAGCGGCACCATCGTGCCGAACAACAAGATGGGCGGCGGCAGCGGTTCGGGCAGCGGCAGCGTGACGGTCAATTACAACATCGCGGCGGGCGTCTCGCGGGCTGAACTCGTGCCGATCCTCGAACAAGAGCGGCGGCGGCTAAAGGCCGAGATTCCCGACATGGTCCGACGCGGCGGCGGATACCGCGCAGCCTTCGCCTAATCGTCATGGCTATCACCTATCCACTCACGCCGCCGAGTCCGTTTAACCTCTCGCGCTTGTCGTTTACGGGCGTTTCTGCGACCTCGCGCAACACGTCGCCCTTTACGTTGCAGACGCAGCAATACAACTGGCCGGGGCAAGCCTGGCTCGGCTCGGTCGATTGTCCGCCGATGAAGCGAGCGGACGCGGAGACCGTCATCGCGTTCCTCTTGGCGGCGCAGCGCGGCACGTTCTATTTCCAAGACTACGCGAACCCGACGAACCGAGGCGGCGTCACCGGCACGCTGACCGTCACGACGGCAACCGCGAACGGAACCACGCTGACATTTGGCGGCGCGACCGGCTCGTTTGCCGTTGGCGATTGGCTGCAAATCGCGACCTCGCTCTACAAGGTCGTGCAGGTCAATTCCTCATCGAGCGTCGATCTTTTCCCGGCTCTCCGCAAAAGCTACGCGGGCGGCACGGCCATCACTTACTCAAACGCGAAAGGGCTATTCCGCCTCGCATCGCCAAGCACCGAGTGGTCAATCGGAGAGGCGAGCATTTACGGCGTGGGCTTTGCGATCATCGAGGACGTCGAGTCATGAGCATCACCACCGCAGGCCGGTCGCTCTCGGCCAACATGGTTACCGAGGTCAGCGCGTCGCAGCTCTCGCCGATCTTGCTCGCGTCGTTCTCGTTCTCAACGCCAGTCCGGCTTTGGAGCGGTTACGGCACGATCACCGTCGGCAGCGTGACCTACCAAGGCATCGGAACGCTTGGCACGATTTCGCCCGTTGAGGAGACAACCGACCTCGCGGCGCGGGGAATCAACTTCCAGCTCTCGGGCGTGCCGACCGCCTACGTCTCGCTTGCACTCACCGAGAACTACCAAGGGAAAGAGTGCAGCGTCCTATTCGGCGCACTCGACGCGACCGGCGCAATCGTCGCCTCGCCGGTCACGATCTTCGCCGGCCGCATGGATGTGATGTCGGTCAACGACGACGGCCAAGAAGCGTCAATTATCATGACCGCCGAAAATAAGCTCGTGGACTTTCGCCGTCCGCGTGAGGTGCGTTACACGCACGAGGAACAGCAGAACCTTTTTTCGACGGATCTCGGCTTGGAATTCGTGAACGCGATTCAGGAAAAGCAAATTTACTGGGGCAACGCGAAGCTCGCGGCACCGATTCGGGACGGCGGCGACGAGAGCGAGTCAACGTCCTACATGTGACCATGCCAGCACGCCGCGACAACTGGCCGGACCTGCTCGCGCAATTTATCGA